AGATGAAAAAGCAAAAAGTGGTTATGAGGGTGAGCAACATGCTATTTTAAAAATAAGTCCACGAAGATTTGGTATTGCAAATTATATGGGAAGTGGAACTCATGTTGTTGAACGCTTAAAAAGAGATGGCTTTGATAGTTTTAGGACACCTGCCGATGGAGCATCTGAGATGCATGATTTGATGTATTATTTAGCACAACAAGCACCAACAAGAGAAGAGCAGATTAAACTGGTTAGAGAAGCTGATAAAAGAATGGTTAAAAGTCTAGAAATTATTAAAAAAGACAAACTAGACTATCCATTTAATAGTGCTTTAGGAATGCGTCTTATACAATTAAAAATGATGGGTGAAGATGCAGGCGTTCTCCAAAAAGCAAGTTTTAGTGGAGCTTTAAAAAAACACCCTGAAGCTGATGTAAAAATAGTTAAGCAAGCAATTAAGTTTTTAAAAAGTAAAGGATATTAATTTAAAAAAAATTTGATTTTAAATTAATTTTAAAAATGATTTAAACGGAGTTCTATAAAGTTATATACAGTTATATAATGCCTCGTATCCCCACCGATTATAGCAAAGCACTTATTTATAAAATTGTATGTAATGATATTAAAATTAAAGAGTGCTATTACGGATCTACAACTAATTTCAAAGCACGAAAATTTCAACATAAATCAAATTGTAAAAATATTAATTCAACATGTTATAATAATACTAAATATCAATTTATTAGATGTAATGGTGGGTGGGATAATTGGAATATGGTTTTAGTTAAAGAGTTTGCTTGTAATAATAAATTAGAATTAGAAAGAGAAGAACGAAGATGTATGGAACAAGATGAAAACAGATTAAATGATAAATTACCAGCAAGAACAAGTGATGAAAAAAAACAATATGAAAAAAAATATCATAAAGAATATCATAAAGAACATTATAAAGAAAATAAAGAAGAAATTTTAAAAAAAAATAAAACTTATCGTGAAAAAAACCCAGATTATATAAAAAAATATCGTGAAGAAAATAAAGAAGTTATTATTGAACAAAATAAAAAATATCGTGAAGAAAACCCAGAAAAAATAAAAAAATATCGTGAAACATATCGTGAAGAAAATAAAGCAAAACTAAATAAAAAATATGATTGTAAATGTGGTGGAAAATATACACATAAAAATAAATCACAACATTTAAAAACCGACAAACATCAAGAATATATTAAAAGCAATTAAGTATTTAACTTTAACAACAAATAAATTTATTTTTTTTATTTAGGGTAAATTTCATTTTGCCTTTTCCAATTTTTACGAGCATGTCAATTGTCTGCGATATTAAAGCATAGTTGTTATAGTAATTTTCATTGCCAATTAAATATTTTAGTTCTCTTAAAACTGCCGTTTTTTTCTGAATACCATTGTAGTCAATAAAATCATTTGCATTCTTAATTAATGTCATAATATTTTCAATTAGAGATTCGTCTTGTTCTTCTTCTTTTTTAACTTTTAATTCTATTTTCTCAACACTAGTCATATTATAATATATATAAATATTTTATTTTTTATATATTATAATTCAATTTTTAATTTATTTAGTTTCTGCTTTTTCTTCTTCATCTTCATCTTCATCGTCCACTAATTCACAAATCATTGTTTCCTGCTCCATTTTACTTAATAATTCATTAAATTCCGCTGTATTTCTCTTTATAGGCATACATAATTCGTTAAAAAGATGTAAAACATAAATTTTAATAGAATTGTTATTTGGTAAATCGTGAAAAAATTTATAATATAAACTATAAAGTTCTTGCTTATCATTATCAGTTAAAATTGTATCTACAACTTCTTGAATATCAGATTTTTTAACATCTTTCAACTCGTACATAATCTCTTCTAATGTGTTAATAATAGCATTCGCTTCTTTTCCAACTTCATCATATTCTTCTGGTTCTTCTTCTTTTTTTTCTTCTTTTTCTTCTTTTTTTTCAAATACTTTATCATAATCATTTTGATTTGTAATGTGATAGGCTTCGTTATGTTCGGTTTGTTTTTTAGACATTATATATATTAATATAGAAAAAAATTTCCCTAAATTAATATTTATTCATTTTTAGGAATTAATCTTATATTTTTTTCTAAAGTTATATATATAATGAGCCTTCGTGAATTAATTAAACAAAAGCGACCAAATATCTCTGATACATCTTTAAAGAGTTATGTTAACTGTTTAATAAAAATTAAAAAAGATTTAGGATTTGATGATTCTCTAAAAAATGCTGAATTTTTACATGATACAAAAAAAGTAATTGAATATATAAATAAACATGAAAAGATTACAACAAAAAAAAATAAATTAACTTGTATTATAGTTGCTCTTGATGCTGATAAAAAATATAAATTTAAAAAACGAGATATTGATATTTATCAGTCATTATTACAAACATTAAATGATGAATATACTCAATTTCTATCAACACAGACAAAAACAGCAACTCAAAAAAAAAATTGGATTGAATATGAAGAATTAGTCATTATAGCAAATGATCTAGTCAATATTGTAAAAAAATATAAAACAAGAGATAATTTAAATAAACTTGAAATGTCGCAATTACAAAATGCTGTGTTACTTAAAACTCATCTAGTTTTTCCAATTAGAAATGATTTATCAGAAGTTAAAATAATTCATAATATTGATTATGAAAAATTAACAGAAAATGAAAAATTAAATCATAATTGGTTATTAAAAACTGGTAAGAAAATGAAATTTATTTTTAATAATTTTAAAAATGCTAAAAAAATTGGTTCTAAAGAGTATGATGTACCTCGCAATCTAGTTAATTTATATAATATATGGTTTAAATTTAATAAATCTGATAATTTTTTAGTTAGTAAAAAAGATATGTCTTCTAAAATCACAAGTAATAATCAAACAAAATATTTTAATTCAATTTTTAAACCTTATTATCCTGATAAATCAATAAGTAGTAGTTTAATTAGACATATTGTTATTAGTCACTATGCAGAAAAAAACGGAGAACCAACTATAGCAGAAGAAAAAGAAAAGGAAAAAGAAATTGAAAATAAATATATGCATTCAACAGCAGTTAATAAAATATATAGAAAAGTTGATAAAGATGATAAAAACACAGATGATAAACCAAAAGAAGAAATTAAAGAAGTTAATGTTATTGTAGATGAAAAACCAAAAAAGAAATTAAAAACTAAAAATGTCAAGAAAGTTGATTAATATAATTTTTATGAATAATCTATTTTTTAAGACGCTTTGAAATACTTATTGCTTGTATCTGTTTTTTTGCTTTTGCAAGTGTTGTAGCTTTAGCAGTTATTTTACCATTATCTCGTACTCTATAAAGAGGTTTATTCGGTAACTTTCTAATCGTAAAAGGCATAATATATATTATAATTAGAAAATATAATATGTATTAATTATTTATAAAATAAACAGAGACACATATTATTTTTTTTTATTAATCTGTTTTTAATTCTCAAAAAAAAAATAGAAAAGATAAAGATAAACTAATTTATATATAAAAATAAAGATATATAAATTTTTTTTTAATACATAATTTTATTAATAAATGTCTCATTTAAAAACTTATGCTGTTCCAAGAATTGTTAATTTTAATCCTTGTGCTGTTCCATCTCCAAATGAATAAACGGATATAACAATTCTATCATTTGAGGTTATTGCTGTTGTTTGAAGAGCTGGAGTATTGCTAAATGCTGTACCGTTTTGAATAGTTAAAGCACTTGAAGTTGAAATAATATCAAAACCGTTACTAGTTACTTTGATTTCTATTTGTGTTCCACTTGTTTGATTTGTTCTTAAACTTGCTTTAAGTCCTGTAATAGTCATATTTCTCGGCATGTGAAATACTGCTTTTGTTCCTGTTGAATCTACTGCTCCATCTTCAGAGGTTAATGGAATTATTAAATCATAAACTTGGGTAGGAACTGCTGAAACTGCGTTATCTACATATAATTTATTTGCTGCATCTGCGTCTGCGGTCGGTGCACCTACATTAATAATTTTATTTGTTAATAAGTTTACTTCATCACTAATTATAACCTGTCCTTTTGTGGTGGTTGTATTACTAACTAAATGTAAATGTGCTCCTGCGGTTTGTCCGCCATATAAATAAGAGTTATTTAATAAAAATGTATTTATAGAAGTTCCTGTTAAAGGTGTTGTGCCTAGTATCTGGTCTGTTGTTATTGAAGCGAATATTGGATTACCTGTCGTCTTAACATTTTGATTAACATTACTATCATAATCAGTTTTAAAGGTTGAAACATCAACATTATCAACATTTCCAACATTTATAATATTTAATGATCCTAAATTTAAATCTGTTGCCGTTTCAGTTAATTTTGATTTATCAACACTTGAACCATCAGTTGAATTAAATTTTAATAATTCACCTATAACAGTTGGTTGTGC